CATCGTTTTTACCTTAAGTTTACATGCCGTGTAAACTGAGCAGACCGTCTTCCCGAAACCCGTGTCAAGTGACAGAATTCCTCCGCCTATGCTGAGGAGTTGTTTGAGAAGCGCATCAGTGGCCTCTATTTGCTTCAGTTCCTTGCGAAGTGATCCAGTGAACTTTACCAATGGGTTCATAGGCTCCACATCGCCATAATCATGTGATACCGGGAAGCGCTTTAGGTTTTCTAGCGCCCAAAATTTAGGGACAACCACATGAGTGTCGTTTCGCCGAAAGACTTTAAATTTCTTTGGAAAGTCGTCGTTAAGGGTGACAGGAGCGACAAAGAGCTCGCGGTTCACGAGTTTTTTTTCCTTCTCGGTCAAATCACTAATTTTAATTGTGGCACCCTGGCGAGATAGCAACATTTTAACTTATACTCATATCGCGAGTATAAGTTAATCGTTTTGTCAATATACTAAAACCTTGGAATGTACACCCGGTTACCCTCTCGAATCACATTTCTCCAGAAAAGACGTCTATATCTGTTAGAATACAAAAAACGCTTCTTGGTAATAGTTGGCGGAATTAAAATCCCGATGAACTTATCATAAAACTCATCGAACGTCATTGATTCAAACACTTTTATTGTTCTGTTCCGAAGTCCGAAACAGAAGCAGAACATTTCATACTCATACAAATGATAATAATGATGATTTAAACTATTATTTACCAGTTTCCGGAAACTTTTCCCTCGTTTTCCCATCCTTCCCAGAGATCGTCACATTCGATCCTTCTGTGTGGACGAATGTCGTACAAGTTCTGTAGTTTTTTATGAGGACTGTGCCTCCAAGGGAAGAACTTTGCCTTTTTACGCTGAGTGGCTTCTTCTCTCGGTGGTGATACGTAGTAAATCGCGAGACTCTTCCTGAATTTGTCGGTGGTCGTAGGAGTCGGGAGCCCGTGAATCGAATCGTCCGTGGTCCTGAACAATATCGCGGTATTAAACGCGGGCGTAACCTTTTTGATCTCGTCATCTGACGCGTGGATATCGGTGGTCAGAATAAGGTCTCCGCCACATTCCTGAGACCAATCTTCCGTCAGAAACACTAGCAAATTAAGACGTCTTTCCATGCCTGTTACTGGATGGACCGAGTAATCCAGATGCATGTCGAGTTTACCCCCTGGTGGATACGCGTGAATCCCGGCCCCGTGAAGATGGGGATCCGCCATCAGGTCTTGCACACCCGAAATATCGGACATCGCCCCGACGAATTCAGGCGATTGTAAAATATCGAACACTGCCTTCGTTCGATCACCTAGATTTACGTTTTTTGCAAACTTACGCTCGAGCGGGTTCTTGTACTCAAACCAATCCTTTCCACCGGGTGTCCCAAACTCCGAAGCAATCTCACGCGCACACTGCTCGCTGAAAAAGTTTTCGATGACGACATGTGGAAACGGAACATTGGATGAGAATTTCTCTGAAATGGTTTTTATGTCTTTGGTCCATTCTCCGAACGACATGGTTATTATGTGTATAAGTAAAGTTGTTAAATTAATTAATTTAAATGGTTTTGAATATGCGTGTGTAAAATTATGATCATTCTTGAAGAAGAAAAGGGCATAATTTATAAGATATTGTTCCCCAACGGAAAAGTTTATGTTGGTCAGACGAAACGCACAATTTTCGCCCGGATGCGTGAGCATCGTCGTGATGACTCTGGCTGTGTTAAGCTGAAGAACGCGCTTCAAAAATATCCACCGGAAGAAGTGTACGCATCTGTGCTCAAGCGAGATATCCCTGTGAAATATTTAGATTGGTGGGAGAACCATTTCATTTTACATTACGATTCTATTAAGAATGGTTACAACATAATTCTAAACGACAACCCCGCAATTCCGTTGGATGCGGCAGTTCCTGAAGTCACTGTTCCAAGGCATGAACCCAAAGCCAACCCATTTGCACATTTCATATGTCCGACGTATACTTCACCAAGGAAAAAAATCGAATGCCTATTGCCCAAAAACGTTAAGAAAAAGGACGACACTCCATGGTTCATGCGTCATTTACATCCCACCGCATAGTCTTTAAACACCGTGAAAACAACTCAAACCGACATTTTCGTCTTCAGAATCTTCATGAGTGTTCACTGCGGATACCATGCCAACGACTGCCACTACGAAGAAAAACACCAGCAGACCAATCATGACTACGCCGAAGTTATAAATGAGACCAAGGGTCAACAATGTGATAAATCCTGCGATACCGATGAAGGTCATGATACATGACAGTATAAATTGAGCTTTCATTTTTACATTACTGGTTGGGTGTCTTGTTAAATACATTGGGTTGTCAATATCATGATGACATTACTATGTATACGAGACCTACAATTGCCACGAATGAGACTATGAGAAATAAGAGTGAGAATAGAATGCGCACGGATTCTACAGGCATGGCCAGACAAAAGGGCATTCCGCAGTGCATCTTTTATTTATTTGGAATACAATCGGAATGGATCCTTTAATACACAGAAGTGTTGATATGTTCGCAAAAGGAGCATAATTGTTATCGATACGTATATAAATGCTTCGCGCGTTGGATCTTTTTAGTGGAATCGGAGGAATCACACATGGTCTGCGCGGCATAGTAACGCCATTGTTGTTTGTTGAAAAAAATACAGACGCGAGGGGTTTCTTGGAACAAAAGCATCCAGAGATCCCAGTATTTGACGATGTGTGTACATTTGATGCATCCAAGTGGAAAGGAAAAGTAGACATCATCACTGCTGGTTGGCCTTGTACGGGATTTTCTGTTGCAGGAAAGGGCACTGGGTTTGATCACGAGGCGTCGGGATTATTTAGAGAAGTTGTCAGAATTGCGAAGGAGTGCGAACCAAAGTATCTATTCCTCGAAAATTCACATGTTCTATCCACGCCAGAAAACATTAGGGTGGTTGTGGATGCATTTGATGAGCTTGGATACGATTGCAGATGGATTACTTGCCAGGCGACGTGCGTCGGAGCTCTTCATCAGCGTAAGAGGTGGTTTTGTTTGTTGAACAAGCGATTTGTCGATACAAAAATTTATATTCCCGACGTCAGAAAGTTTGATTGGTCATTTGATGAACCCGTACGACAAGTCGAGAAATACTCTATAGAAAATAGAAATTTACTTGGGTTTCTTGGGAATGCCGTCGTGCCAGATCAGATCAGATACGCATTTTCTACGTTGGTGAATTTGTCTACTTTAAAAAGAAAATCCAATGAAAAAAACGGGTTCTCCGTAAACGGCGAGATTACAACGTTTAAATTGAAACACCAGAAGACTGCTCCTTTAAATATTATAATTTCTCCCAGAGAAAACGAATCATCCTTCGCGGTGAGATGTGATATTACCAAAATATTGACCGAATCAGTGATTGCCAAATATTGGGCAACTCCGACGTACATGATGAGGCATTCTAAATCACCACGAACATTAACGGAACGCTCAGTTAAGATGTTATCAGCACAAGTAAGTTTCAGCGAAGGAGGTTGTCACGGATGGTATTTGTCTTATCGGTGGATTGCTTGGTTGATGGGATTCCCAGATGATTATTTTGATGTATAATACTTCGTATCGACAAACTGACATTTCATTGAGGTATGTGATTTTACAAGTAGAGAGACCCAAATTTGACAACCCCGTGGTTCAATTTATCATGGATATTTTGTAGTTTCTCATTAGGTCCACTGGCAGTGATGAGCTCGGCGATAGCATTCCTGGTCTGAGTTACGCATGATATCAGGTTCCCCTCGAACAAATTTCCTGCCTTGCAAATATCTTCGATTGAGTCTCCGGTGAACCATTTCTTAACTCCAGCGACTAAATCATAATCCAGAGAGAACGGGCAGTAGTCCGCGAAAGGGATTTTGAACGATTTTCCGGACGATGAGTTATCTCGCGCCGCCGAAAACGACGCAATCGCAGTTACGATGTCTTCGTCCACAACATCGTCTGCCAAAAGCTTGGCACCAAGAACAGGGCAAATCGAACCAATACAGGCGGCGATCTCTCCGAGAGGAGTAAGCAGCGTTCCATTGCACAAATTTTCGCTTTCTAGCCACTTTGTATACTCTTGGTAATCGTCGAGAAGTCCATGGTTGATGTTCGCCGAGTTGATGTATTCCATAATGTCATCGTAGTTTTCTGGCCTACTGACCTGTCCGATCTTCTTGAGTTTGGAAAGGATAAGCGCGCTGTCAAAGTTCTTGATCTTCATGTCCAGTTTCATGTCGATTTCCACGACTCCAGTAGACACGATGCTATCGTCTCCGAGCACGACCTTGTATGCACCATTCGACGCAACTTCCTTGATTACGCCAAGCTTACCATCGCCCATGAAGCACTTCATTCCAACCTTGACGAATTTCCAGATATCTACTTGCGACAAAAGCTTCCCCCACAAAATACGCTTCGTTTCGAAGAGACGCCCCTGAGCGAGTTCTGTATCAGTTGGCTTGTAGACCACGAATGAATCAAACGTGCCTTTGATGACGTCTTCAACGTCGATGTTCCTCTGCATGCAACGAAGCACAAATCCTGCAGACATTTTCAACGAAGACCTCAGTGCCTCTGGTTTCCCGACAATCAGTTTTGCCATCTGATTCTTTGGCACGGTCGGATCGTACAGGACAAACACTGAGCCCTCTGTGTCAAACCCTCGACGTCCTGCACGCCCAGCCATCTGCACAAATTCTGACTCCCGAAACATCCTGTGATCGGAACCATCGTATTTGTGGAGACTTTCGAACACCACCGAACGCGCAGGGCCATTAACGCCCACCGCGAATGTCTCCGTCGAGATCAGGATGGGCAGGAGTCCCTTGCAGAACAACATCTCGATGATTTCCTTCACGTAAGGAGGCATTCCAGCATGATGCACTGCGATACCCTCGGTGGCATATCCCATGTATTTTTGATGGAATGTGTACTCTTCTGGGATTTTGAATTTTCGAAGCAGGTCTTCGAAGTTCTTCTTGATGTTCTTGGATTCGTATACAGTCACGATGTCGCCCTCTTTGGAGAGCCTGTTCGCCAGCGCTTCGATCCTGATCTTGTTGCAAGAAAAAAAGATGCTCGGAGTCATCTTGTTTTGTTTTAATAGTTGCACGAGTTTCTTGTCAATCACGGTAGGGGCGTCAGACTTGATCTTGTCAAATTCCGAGATGTCTTTTATTTCGTTGTTGTCAATGACGTGGAAACTCAGTGGGACCGGTCGTTTCGCCGTGAAAATCACGTCCACCTGATGGTTCTTCAATCCACCGAACCATGTGGCGAACTCGCGTGCGTTTGGAACGGTCGCAGATAGAAACACTGCCCTCATTGCGTCTGGCATCAAAATGAGTGTTTCCTCATAAACAGTACCGCGGGAAGGGTCGTTCAAGTAATGGATCTCGTCGAAGACCATCCACTTGACATCGTTCAAACGAACGTCGCGAGCGAATATGAGAGCCCTCAGGATTTCGGTAGTCATTATAAGTAAATTCGCGTTTTCGTTCACGACGACATCGCCGGTGATGATACCCACGTTGTCTTCGCCAAACTTCTTTTTAAAATCTTGGTATTTTTGATTACTTATAGCCTTTAGAGGTGCGCAGTAAATCATCTTGGTTCCTGCTTCGCGCGAGAGATGCCAAGCATATTCTGCGAAAATCGTCTTTCCAGACCCCGTGGGCATTGCGGCGAAGACCGAATTATTATTCGTCATACTTTCGATTCCTTGCTTCTGGAGATCATCCAGTGGGTGGGAGAGGGTGCTTTCGAAACTCATTATATTAATTTTGGATTTACATATTTTTGATGTCTTTTATAACACGGAGTGTCGATA